GAATGATTGGTAAGACCCGCAGCGAGCTTAGGGATGATCCTACAGCGACACTGGCCGCACTACAGCAGTTTTTTAGTCAGATCATCTCTCCCAAAGCTATTCAGGAGTTGACCAGACAGCCCAGTCGAGTTTTTGAAAACATTGCTGAACAGTTCAGCCTTATCGGTGCAAGACTATTAGGCGAGGCAGGAAGCGGCGAAGGACTTTACAGCTCTGTGTTGGATCGCCTTATCTCGTTGCTTGAGGTTACGCTGGCACCATTTTTTGAACGTGGAGGCAAGTTTGAAGCCGAGTTTGCCGGACCTATGGCTGACTCTATTATGAGAATTTTAGAGTCGCTTCAAGGAAGCCTGATGCGAGCCGCCGAGTCTGCCTTGAACTACTTTGGACTTTCCCAAGGACAAACTGGTGTAATGCCGATCATGGAGCGAATTGCCATCGGCGCACAGAAGGCACTTGACTGGATTGCCAACAACTTGCCGAAGTATCTGGACCAAATCGTAAAACTTGTTCCCGACATTATTGGAGCTATTAAAAGCGTAGTCTCAGTCGTCACTGGCGCATTTGGCTTACTGCTTAAACTCTTTGGAGTAAGCCCCGCTTTAGGATTTGGTGCGCTTGTTCTTAAAGATACTCTGCCGATCTTATTGGCGTCTCAGATTGGGTCGTCATATCGTTCTAATGCTGGGGTTGGCATGTTTGGGTCCAACAGCACTACAACCGGGCGGGGAGATTTTGCTAGAACCGCAGGAGGGTTTACTGGAGCTATTTCTGCGTTTAGTACCAAAGTTAAAGACATGACCGCTGCTATTGCGTCGGGTGCTTTGTTTAGCACCATGAACGGCTTTACTACCGCCCTGCTTAAGTTTCGTATCTTAATGTCTGCTTTAGCTTCAAATCCAGCCACTTGGTTTGGTCCTAGAGGTGGTCTGACTTCTGCCGCCCCTTCTTATCTAGGACGAGTTGGTAATCGCAATGCTACTGGACCTACTGCCATTGCCCGCGAAATGTTTCAATCGGGTGGAGTAAGAGGAGCAGCCGCAGGAATGGGCAGAACAGTTGCAGGAGCAGCCGCAGGTATAGGCATGGGTGCTTTAGCCACTGGAGCTAGTGCAGCAATGGCTTTAGCTGCTCCGTTAGTTCCTATTGTTGCTGCGGTTGCTGCTTTCTCTGCCGCAGTTTATGTTTTTGACAAGGCCGCTGATGCTCTGGCCCGCGCCGCAAACGCCCGCCGTGAGCGTGAAGCTGAGTTTGAAGCCCGCACAGGAAAATTTGCAGGGACTAATGTTGCCATTAGTGATCCTAAGAGCATGGCTGAGTTTGCAGAACGTGCCTCAAAGATTTTACCGGAGTTAAGAAACCAAGTCTTTATTACAGGAAAAGCCACTCCGCGCATACAGCAATCGCTCAACTCTTTAGACAAAATTAAAAACGAAATCTCGTCGAATACCGATCCTAAAAAGGCTCTTGCTCTAGAGGAACGCTATGCCAGTCTGCGATCCAACTTGTTTAACCGAAGTGGTGCTTTTAACACTCGGGATGCAGCTAAACTACTCATTGATCTTAACGAGCAGTTAACACGGCTTAACGCCGCACGGTCTAGCGGAGAAAGCAGCTATGTTGCGTCTGATGGAACAAAGTATAGTGCTACTCCTGAGCGTGCTGCCAAGCTCACTGAACAATTTAACAAGATTCAGGCCGAGTTGCTTAAACTTGATGCGTTTAGCTCCAAGTTTTCTATGCAAGTGGGAACAGCGGGTAGTGAGGCATTGTTCAAGTTTTTTCAGGACAACTCAGAGCTAATTGCTCTTGTTAACACGTCGCGCCCAGCCGCAGTCGAAGCCAAGTCCACATTTGCTAGTTGGAATGATTTTGTTTCTGACCTACAAAACTTGGCTCAAGGACTTACTGGCAGTTTGCCCAACTTTGCTGAGTACTCTGAGTTTGCCCGCCAGTTGGAAAGTGCCGACAATCCTTTAGCAAGTTTTTCTGAAGGCAGTCGAATGTTTGCCCAAAATTTGGATTTACTTAACGAAACGCTTTTAGCTGGCACCGCTAAGTTTGCTGAATCTAGCGAAATTGCCCGCCGCATGAAGGACAAACAGATAGAGGCAAAAACTCAGCTTGATCGCTTGAATAATGATCCGGCCCTTAAAGGACTTAGCGACAACTTTGTGCTGCCGAAAGAAACTGGCTTTAATGGCACAATTGGCGAAGTTCGTGCATACTTTACGAAGCTTTCCACCGATATTGGTGCGCTGGAGGCAATTGCGACAGAGTTTAACACTTCTTTAATAGCAGCAAACACTTCGCTTAGCCAATCCTACGAATATGCCCAAGCAATGACAGCCGCTTCAGTAGCAGCGATTGCTGAGTTTGGAAAAGCTGATACTGGAAAGATTGCCGCAGCTATTAAGGAGTTAGAACTTGGTGACGCCCAGCGTGACGCCCTGCAATCTGCCTTCGTAAAAGCCGCAACGAGTGAAGGTCAAAAAAGAGCCGATGCGCTTAATGAAGCTTACTCAATTATGCTTTCAATCCCTCTTAAGAAGATTGAAGAGTCAGCCAAAGTTTTGGAAGAGTCTAAAAACAAGGTTGTTTCTTCAACTGAGCAGGCAGCTTCTTCTATTGGTGGGGCTGTTAGTGCCATCGCAGAATGGTTTTCTGGCACTATTTCCAGCCTTTCTTGGCTTAACAAAATCTTAGGTAGGCCAGTCATCTCCGCTCCTACTGTTGCCACCGACAAAGGTTTTATTGGTCCTGTGCTACCTCCCGGAGTAACTTTACCGGAAGAAGCAGCGACTAAATCCGGCCCGTTTAACGCAACTAACGAGGCTCTTGTTGGCGGCGGGCCTAAAGTTTCCAAAGGGGGCGGTAGTAATGGACCAGTTCGGGATTATGTTGCCGAATCCATTTCGACACTTAATTCTCTTTTTAATCAACCATCGTTTTTTGAGACAGAAGCAATTGCTCCGATTATTCAAAGAAAGCTTAGCTCAGCGTTGCGGCAAGCCATGCCGGGTGTGTCTGAGGAAAACAGTTCTCGCCTGACTGAAATGCTGTTCAAGGGAGCCGAATCTAAGGAGTTTTATGCCGCCCAAATCGAAATCTTTACGACAATAAGGGACGCAGCTTTGACCGCAGCCAAGGGACTTGATCCCTTAAGTGAGGCGTTTGCGAAGGTTGCTGACCGCGCCTTAGACGCCCAGCTAAACATTGACAAAGCCAAAAAATCTATGGGTTCACTGTCTAAGTCTAGCGAGCTTACGAGTGCGCTTAATGAGATTGGCGAGTCGTTTAAGTCGTCACTCGGAAGCGCAATTAGCGGGTTTATTTTGGGAACTAAAAGTGCAGGCGAGGCTTTTAGAGAGTTTGCATCTGAGGTTATTAGTTCTGCCGTTCGCATCCTTGTCAACCAAGCGATTCAGTCTCTCTTTGGCAGCTTTTTTGGCGGGGGTGGCGGTCTTTTTGGGTCGCTGTTTGGATCACTGTTTGGGGGGTCAACCGGAGGACGAGTCGGATCAAGCGGAATTGGTAACAACCCTATTCACCGATTCGCTGTAGGAGGCTCAGTTACCGGAGGCTCTGGCCGAAAAGACGATGTTCCCGCCCTGCTTATGGGAGGCGAGTATGTTATCCGCAAGTCGATTGTGGACAGACTTGGCACAAACTTTTTTGACGCAATTAACAACTACGGTGTAGTGCCGATGTTTTCGCAAGGCGGGCAAGTCAATTCGACACCTCCGGCTACTATCAGTTTGCCCAACGTTGGTAGTCGAAATGTCAACACCAATAATATTTCAATCAACATCACCAGTGATGGAAGATCTGAGCAAAAAGGTGATGCAAGTGACCAAGACAGCCGAGAACTTTCGAGAGAACTTGAAAAGGCTGTGCTTTCTGTTTTGCAAAAACAGCAGTATCTTGGTGGAATGCTTAGAGAGCCGATATATGCCAATCGTTAAAATATTTAGTGCTAAATATTTATGAAATCTAAAATTACCCTGTGGAACACCAGCAATGACACACTGAGCTTTGCAAATGGGCATCTTCTTTATGACGGAGCCAAAGTCAGAGTAAGCGGCACTTTACCCACAGGGGCGTCTAATGCCGTCGCTTACTATGTCAGAACAGTTGGCTTAACAGAGCTTAAACTTTTTAACACTTTAGCCAATGCTCTTAACCGTTCTACTGAAACTGGCCTGTTAAACGCCACCGGGTCTAACTCTACTAATGCTTTTATCGACACGACGACTCATGTTCAGACGCTACTGGAATCTCCGTCTCAAGCGTCAAGAGGTTCAGTTAAGCCAAGAATACGAACTGTTCAGTTTGGAGACGGCTACCGTCAATCATCACCTGACGGTATAAACAATCGCCCGCTTTCCTACCGACTTCAATATAACCGGATCAGCCAACGCCGCGCTCTTAATGTCATAAACCTTTTCCACGATTTAGGAGGTCATCGTTACTTTTATTGGACTCCGCCCCCGCCATACGTCGCCCCGTTGAAATTCGTCTGTGAGGACTATGAATTTGACCTTGAAGGTCCAAATATTTATTCTGTTTCAGCAAAAATAGATCAAGTTTTCGACATCTAATGAGCACTCTTCCCACTACTCTGGAAACGCTAAAGGCAACACCTGATGCGCTTATTGAGCTTTTCATACTTGATGCCACTGACATTGAAGGTGATATTTTTCATTTTTACGCTGGGACTGATGAGCTTAATCAGCCAATCTCGTTTAAGGGCGATTCGTATTTGCCGCTGCCTATCATGGCGGAAGGCTTTGTTGTTACCGGAAAGGGAGAACTTCCGCGCCCTAGACTAAAAGTTGCGAATCTAAATGGCGGTATTAGTGCGCTTTGCATCGCCTACAATGATTTGCTTCAAGCCAAGGTAATTCGTCGCCGAACTTATGCAAAGTTTCTTGATGGAATGCCAGATGCTACAGGTGAGCCGCAGTTGCCTGATGAAGTCTTTTTTGTAGATCGCAAAGTCAGCGAAAACAAGGAAGTTGTTGAGTTTGAGCTTAGCACCCCACTGGATGTTGATGGGATTAGCTTGCCGCGCCGACAAATTTTAGTAAACCAATGCTCCTTTACTTACCGAGGCCCTGATTGCGGTTTTACGGGCGATTACTTAGTAGCTGACGAAAACAATGACGCAATGTCCGGCACTAATCGTGGAGAGTGGTCACCCATCGCCACTTACAACGTAAATGATTTTGTTTGGCGCATAGTTCGTGGTCGTCGTTTCTATTTTTTAGCACTCGCTAACGGTATTACAGGCCCAACTACTCGCCCGCCTAGACCTGGACTCTGGAAGTTGGAAACTTGTTCGCTTCGTATTACAGGTTGCAAACTTAGATTTGGTCAGCACGCCGAGCTTCCTTTTGGAGCATTTCCCGGAACACGCAGAACTGGATAACCAAAAAAATTTAGCACTAAATATTTATGAAAAATGCTATTGAAGATACAATTCGACAGGCAGCATTAGCCAATCCCACTATAGAAGTCTGCGGATATGTTTTGCGCGGTCCAGACAACCGCCCCTTTGTTAAGGTCTGTGATAATCGTGCGGAAATCCCTGAAAAATATTTCCGCTTAGACGCTGCCGAGTTTCTTAGGTTAAAGGACCAAGTGCTGAGTGTCTTTCATTCTCACCCTGCGTCAAACGAACAGTTTTCACAAGCTGATATTGCCGTCATGGAGGAGCTTAAACTGCCCGGCATTGTTTATTCGTTAGTAAGTGACAAATTTAGCTATTACCAACCTTGTGGGTTCAAGCCCCCGCTTGAAGGCCGCATGTATGTTCCACTGGTGTTTGATTGTTTGACCGCAGTTAGGGACTACATTCAAAGAGAAACAGGCTTTTGCCCTCCGTTGTTTGAACGAACGTTAGAAAACGTCTTTGACGGAATAAACTGCTTAGAAACTTACGCAGCCAGCAACGGTTTTGAACTGGTGTCCATGCCGCCTAGAAAATATGACGTTTTGATTTTACAAATGGGAAAAGCCAGATTTCCTAATCACGTTGCTGTATATTCAGGAGGCGGTCAGATATTTCACCAAGTAGTAAATCGAATTTCTACGTTTGACGTTTTTAATGGCTATTGGGAACGGCATACCGTAGCCTGCCTGCGAATGCCACAAATAGGAGCAAACAATGGTATCAGTTAAATTACATGGTCTTTTAGGAGACGAAATTGGAGAGTCTTGGGACTTAGATGTTGATTCTGTTTCTGAAGCTTTGCGAGCCATTGAAGCAAACACTCAAAAGCTTCTTAAGTTTTTCTATGAGCGTGATCGGGAGGGCATTGAATACCGGGTATTAGTCAATCAACGGGATCACCAGTCTGACGCCGATTTGGTTGTTACTCGGTCTGACCTTGCCACTATTGACATTGTGCCCGTGCCGTCTGGTAGCGGTAATGGCGGCTTTTTTAAGATCATTGCCGGGGTATTCTTGATTGCCGCAGCCGTGGCAATTGGGTTTGCCACTGTTGGTGTAGGTGCTGGTATTATGGCGGCAATTGGGGCATCTGCCGTCACTAAAGGTCTTTTTATGTTTGGGGCGGCTTTGCTGCTTGGTGGCTTGTTTGAGCTTGTTGCTGGAGGGCGTAAGCTCAAAAACGGTACCGAGAACACTAAGGATGAAGAAATCGCCCCCAGCTATATTTTTACTGGTCCAGTCAATACTATTGCACAGGGCAATCCAGTCGCTATTGGTTACGGGCGGCTTCGCATCGGCTCGCAAGTAGTAGCGTCTGGCGTTTCATCTGTATCTGTGACTCCCTCTGCTTTGTAAATATTTAGCGCTAAATATTTTTATGTCAGAACTTGTTTTAGTTGGATCGGGTGGAGCGGGAGGAGGAAAAGGATGTTTTTCCGCCGACACCAAAATTTCTATGGCCGACGGTTCTCTTTGCGAGATCGTTGCTTGCAAACCCGGTGACAAAATACTTAGCTTTAATGAGCATGGGGTTGTTGAAGAGGATGTTATTAGCCAGGTTCTTGCTCACCCTAATACCGTTTTAGGCAAGCTATTTTTTTGGGGTGGTGAGCTTAACGTCACCGATTACCACTGGATTCTTAATGACAGCGGCACATTTACCGAAGCGGGCAAGTTTACCGAGCATCAGTGTTTAGTCAACTTGGCTGGCAACCTTTGTCCGTTTTTAAGGTTTGTCCCGTCAGTCCGTCCCACCACCGTTTACAACCTGATTGTTCAGAACAACCACACGTTTTTTGCCAACGGTATCCGAGTTCACAACGGCGGCAAAGGTAAAGGTGGAGGTGGTAGTGCCAGCCGCGAAGTCTATGAAGAGGCGGAAGGACTCCGTTCCAAGAGCTTTGCCCGAGTTATTGACGTTCTTAGCGAAGGTGAAATTGAGGGTATTGTTGATCCCAACGGCGTTGTTCAGTCTGGTGTAAACATTGCCAAAGGTATTTACCTTGACGGCATACCGATGATGGGAATTGATGGAACTATCAACTTCAATGATGTCGTTGTTGACTTTAGGCCCGGCACAGTTGACCAAACAGCTATTCAGGGCATAGCATTTACTGAATCTACCACTGCATATGGCACTCGGCTAAGACGCCCTCCTAGCGGCCCCTTACCAGTCTTTTTTACAGTCTCTAATTCTGATGTCGATGAAGTTGAGATTGCTTTTCGTATTCCTTCACTGATTCGTCAGGACAAAACAACTGGAAATATTTACGGAAGTTCTGTCGAGATTCTTGTAGAGTTTCGCCAGAACTCTGGACCTTGGCTAACAGCTTTTACTGAGACGATTACTGGAAAAACTTCGTCTCCTTACATTCGAGCCAGAAGTTTTGTACTGCCGAGAACTGGTCTTGCCCCTTACTCTTGGGATTTTAGAATACGTCGCTTAACGCCTGATGCAGACACAGGTAGCATTCAAAATGAAAGCTATTTGGAGTATGTTACGGAGCGAATCAACACCAAGTTTCGCTATCCAAACACGGCTCATGTCGGAATTCAAGTAAACGCAGAACAATTTTCAAGCATTCCAGCCCGCGCTTATGACGTTAAACTTTTGCGGATTAGAGTTCCCACAAACTATGATCCGATAACCCGCTCCTACAGCGGCAACTGGAATGGTTCATTCAAAGTTGCGTGGTCTGATAATCCCGCCTGGTGCTTTTATGACTTAGTTACCAACTCCCGATATGGACTGGGCGACTATTTTGGTAATAACGGTTTAGACAAATGGACCATGTATGTAATTGGCCGTTACTGCGATGAGTTAATTCCTGACGGCAAAGGAGGCCAAGAACCAAGATTCACCTGCAACTTCTACCTGCAAACCCGAGAAGAAGCTTACAAAGTGCTGCTAGACTTTGCTTCAATTTTCCGCGCCATGCTTTACTGGGGCAGCGGTATGCTTATTCCGTCTCAGGACCGACCGAAGGCTCCTATTGTTGAGTTTACTAACAGTAATGTAAAGAATGGCGTCTTTAATTACTCCGGTTCTTCACGTAAGGCACGTCACACCGTAGCTTTAGTTAAGTGGATTAATCCTGAACTTGGTTATGTTCCAGAGATTGAGTATGTTGAGGATATTGAGGGCATTAATCGTTACGGAGTCCGTGAAGTTGAGATCCCAGCAATTGGCACCACGTCTAGAGGTCAAGCCCATCGACTTGGCAGATGGCTTTTGTACACTGAAAAACGCGAAACTGATTTGGTCACTTTCCGCACAGGTATGGAAGCTACTTATCTTCGCCCCGGTGACATATTTAAGATATTTGACTCTTTCCGAGCCGGAGTTACAAATGGCGGGAGAATCGTTGACATATCCCCTAACCGATTAACCGTTACGTTGGATCGTCCTGTTAAGATTGAGTCCGGCCCGTCTTATACGTTTAAAGCGCAAAACCCTTCGCCTTTTGTTCCCGAGTCTGAGCCGTTGACAGACAGCACGCAGGCAGACCTTAGACGAACCGCGCAAATTGTAAGTTGTCCAGTTACGACTTCGCCCACTCCCGAAACTTCCGTTCTCACGCTTGCGTCAGCTTTGCCAGCGGGAGTTTTAGTAGGTTACGTTTGGACTTTGGAAAGCACAGCTCTTGGCGCAGTTCAGCTTCGTGTCTTAACCGTTGAAGAAGTTGAGCCGCACGAATACGAAATAACCGGAATGGAGTATGATCCGGGCAAGTTTTCAGAAATTGAACAAAACATTTCGTTGGAACCTTTGCCAATTTCAATTTTGCCATCGCAGCTTGGTATTCCTAATCCGCCCACTTCAATAACCCTAGTGCTTCGGGTAGAAACTAGCCCGTTCGCTGCCAGCCGCCTTTTTATTGACATATCTTGGCCTATTCTTAATGAGCCGCTTGTTAACAGCTATTTGGTTTATGCTCAGTTGCAGGGTGACACTAGAAAGTTTGTCGGCCAGTTTTCCAGTAATTTTGCTTCGTATGAGGTGGTTACTAACGGAATTTATCGAATCGACGTTTATTCACAATCAGTTTTAGGTCAGCGTTCTCTACCCATTTCCGGCACTATCAATGTTGGTAATGAGAACCCAAGTGACCGTCCTCGGGTTTCTCACTTAGAAATTTTTGGCCAAGGTAATAACACTGAGTTCTTTACAAAAGACGTTCGGTTTTCTTGGCGACTGTTTTCTCCCTCGTTAGGTCAAACCGTCACGTTCAACACTTTAGGAGCCACAGTTCAAGACCCCTACTTCAAAAACTTTGAGCTTAAAATATTCAATCCGCAAAACTTGCTGATTCGGCAAGTCTATCTTAACGTCCCTGAATACACTTATTTGTTTTCAGACAATGTTAATGATCCTTCTGGACCTAACCGGGCGTTTACTGTTGAGGTTCGTGCTGTAGATATTTTTGGAGAGCGAAGTGAGCCTTCTGTGCTTACTGTCAGCAACCCGCCGCCCAATTTACCTGCTCCAGTCTCTATTTATTCGTTAGCAGGCTACTTAATTTGGTCTGCTCCTCCTGCCACCGAACCAGACTTTGCTGGAGATCTTGTGTGGATAAGTGAAACTCCAGGATTTGATCCGTTAACGCTTTTGCCTGCTTATGAAGGTCAAAACAATCCCGCCTTTATTGATATTAATGCAGAAAAAACATACTATGTTCGGTATGCTCGGTATGACGTTTTTGGCAAGTCAGGAATCGTTATTTCAGAAGAAGTTATGGTTGCGGGCAGTTTTGCAATTAACCCGTATCCGCCCAGTATTCCGACAGGACTTGTTCTTACTACAGATTCGCAGTTGCAAGTTAGCGGCGAGCATATTTCGATTATTAACGCCGAATGGAACGCCGTGCCTGAGTCTGATTTGGCTTTCTATGAGATTGGAATTAGACAAGAAGGTGGTTCATTTGTTTGCTTTAATACGTCATCCACTTCGTACCAGTGGACCGTTCCTGCCGCCCGCACCTTCTTTGTAAAAGTGCGTGCCGTCAATACAAGTGCCCTTTTTAGCGGCTACACGCTGGAAGAAAGCATTTTGTCTGCCGCCGATACTATTGCCCCGCAAGCCCCCACTCAGCTAGTTGCCGTGTCATCCATGAAGTCAATATTTTTGGAGTGGGTAAACACCACTGAGTCAGACTTATCGTTTGTCGAAGTTTGGGAGTCGCCTGTTGATGACTTTGCTAATGCCACGCTTGCCGCTGAGGTTAGCAGCAACACGTTTTCCAAAGTTTACGGTGCGCCCAATATCAGCCGATACTTTTGGATTCGCTCAGTGGATACTTCCGGCAATCGTAGTGAGTTCCACCCGCTCGATTCTCAGCCGGGAGTAGTTGCCACCACCGCGCAAATTCAAGGAACTGATTTGGCTTCTTTTGCAGTTGACGCCAGCAAGCTTTTTATTCGCACCATTATTCTTTCCGGTGACTTATGGACTGACAACCCTGCGACTCAAACAGTCAGTTGGAACGCTCATACAGTCTATTATGCAGGCAATGCTTATGCGATAGACGCTGGTAGCACGACTGACCGATATATTTGGTTTAATGGATCATCTACTTACCAAACCAGCAACGTAAATCCGGCTCTCTCCAATGACGAGTTTATGGTTGCTGTTAACTTAAATGGGGTTCACGATCTTGCTTGGAATGCTTTAGCTAACGCCGTAGTCGGGACTGCTTACATTCAGGACGCAGCCATTGTTAATGCAAAGCTTGGATTGCTCTCTGTTGACACCGCCAACATTGGCGATTTAGTTGTCACTAACGCGAAGCTGGCCAATCTTTCAGTCGATTCAGCAAAAGTTTCATCCATTGAAGCAGCCAAGATTGTGATTTCTGGAGCCACTACTTTAGCTAGCTGGCGAAAAGGAGGCGATGAAACCAAAATTGACGGAGGCGCAATTAGCGCAAACACGATCACCGCTAACAAAATATCTGTTGGTATGCGCGGTATTTCTGTCGCCGGAATAGAGTTTAGCTGTGTCAAAAACTCACTGAACAACGCCACTAACACGGTTACATGGTCTAGCGGCACAATTTCTTATCTTGATAATAACGGTAACGCTGTTACACGAAACATTTCAGCAGGAAATCATAAGTGGACTAGCGGAATTAACTATTTATTTTTTGACGTTGACTTGCCTGACAGCGTTGGAATTCAAGTCACGCAGATTGTTGCCGAGGCGCATAAAGTAAGCTCAATCTATCTGGCTTCTTACCGAGGCGGTCTTGACTTGATTGCCACTTATGGTCGCACAACTATTGACGGCTCTCAGATCATAAGCCAGTCCATTTTAGCAGAGCAAATTAGAGTTGGTTCAATTACGGGCGACAGAATTGCCGCGAATACTTTT